TCGCATCTTAACTCTGTTTCATTAAACTTAACCCCTGGTATTCCTCCAGCAAACATTTTCATATAATCCCAGGCTATACTCTTTGCTTGTTTATAAGTTGGTGCAATATAAGCAAACCTAGGGTTTTGCATTTTATGTGTCAGAGCTGAACGGATAAGGTGGTTTATTATAGCCACGCTTTTTCCGAACCTTCTATGACAGGAAAGTACAGCAAACCTATACTTATCCAGGTTATTATGTAGCTCCGCCTGGAGTGGTCTCGGTGTATAGGGTATTTGTACTTTCATTTTATAAAACTGCCAAAATTACTATTAAAGCTGCAACACCGATCACAACTTTTTTATGATCTCTCCAGTAATGTTTAGCTTCATGTATAAGTAAATTAATATCCATAATCCCTCCCTATTCGATTGTTAAACCATTATCTAATACAACTTTATCTTCTGTTTCTATCCAAACTCTAGCACCACATGGCAAAGGTTTTAATGGTCTATAAACTAATTTGGATTTACCTAAAATATCAACTTCATGTGCATAGTCATTAGATTTACTTGTTTTAATAGTTATCACGGGTTTATTAGTTCCGTGTTTTTTATTGTGTCTTATATGGTGCATATTAACATGAATTTTTTTTTTCATTAGTGAATTGTTGGTAAATCAAATAATTCTTTAACCGACTTATATTCAATACCGCTGTTCTTCATAAGTTTTCTACAAAATTTATTAGCATGATTTTGATCTTCAAATCCGTTTAAGTGAATTATCAACCCCCCTGTATCTTCTGCGTGAAAAACCATGGCGGTTATTAATCTATCTGTGTATTTATCTTTTTCATTCATATTAAAGTCTGTGTGTGTGTTTGTGTCTTGAAGTCCCAATATATATATTCTTAAAAACTGCGGGTGGATTTTCGGTCATACCCCACCTTTGTTCTCCTTAATACTGCATTTTTATATGCAAGTTACTGGGTCATAGGTATAAAACCTATAGACAATCGTTGATTTCATTATCTTATTCAATGAAACAGAGACCAAGACAGAGACTTAGAACCAAACGAACTCCATAATGCGTGTGCGAGGAGCATGGGTTTGGCATCTGAGAACGAACTTTCCTTACTACTTATTCATTTCTTCTTATCTCTCTTTTGAATTACTCCCGATAGTTCCAGGTAACTCCTTAACATCCACACTTGATACTTGATCCAATACTGTTTTAATTTCTTTATCATCCTTTGGCTCTCCCCAACTTATGATTAAATGATTATCTATCTTCTGTTCAACCTGGCTTTTATCTCCAAAGGTTGACGCTGCTAATTTTGTTGCAAGCCATCTAATGTGGCTCCACTTCTCCCTCAAGAAATGTGTCTCTTGCGGTGTCTTAGGTATCTGCATATCTTCAGCTATTCTATCTAACAAAGTCCAGACACCCGTTTGTCTTGCTCTCATAATCTTAGCTTGTAATTCTTTATCAGCTCTGCATTTCTTATAAACTGTTGAAACATCTGGCATTGATTTATCTTTACAGATAGTTGAGAGTGGTTCTCCCAATTCTAATCTTTCGCATATTTTTTCGATTTGATCCATTCGTATAATTCTTGATAACTTTTATTTCTATATTGTTTTAAATTTCTTATTGCCTTTATTCTGCCTTCAATAGATCTTGGTCCAGTAGATTCTCCAGCATGAAATTTGCATCTATATTTTTTTGAAGTCTTTTGATAATATCCTTTGCACAAACACCTTTTTGTAAAATTACTTCCTCTTGTATAACTGTCGCATTGGATTTTATGTAAGGGTCTCCCAGGCATAAAAATACTAAGCCTATCTTTCCTATTAGATTAATTTGTCAATCTTGTCTATCATTGTTTTATCAAGATTAAATTCAAGGTTAAGAATAGCAGCTGTATATTTTTTTTTAATTGTTACACGATGGCAGCCAAACTGTCTTGCTAAAGCTACCCAGGAATATCTCATGGCTCTCGCCCAGATTAATCTTCTATCCTCCAGCTTTTCAATCTTAATAAGTAAATCAATAGCAAGCTCCCAACAAGTAATTTGATGACTGTTAGCTCTAAGTTTTAAGCCTTTTTTCTGCCAAAACCCAATATCCTTTGGATCATAGCTCATCTTTAAAATATCATACATATTAGGTGTTTTAGGTTTTATTGAGTTTAATCCAGGCATCATTCTTTCGGTTCTGCCAGCAACTTCAAAGACTTCCATTATTTTATGAGCTATTATCCGCACATTGCTGCCTTTTCTGCGGCAGCATCAAACTTTTTTTTGGAGGTTTTTACCTCCTCAATTGTATTCTTAAAGGAATGCTTGCGGATCATATCCCCATCATCACTCTTAAATTCGTTCCAAAATCCCTCTTTTCCACATTCTCTATATGTTTTTCCATTATATTTTATAGTAGGTTTTTCAACCCCCTGTCTTGAGAACATCCTATTATAGTTATTATTATTATTCTTATACCTATAGTTGGATCTAGTTTTATAAGATGGTTTTATTAATATACCTCTGTGTGATATATCTCTCCCCTCTGTGAGAGTTATCACTCTCTTTTTAATAGTATCCTCAAGTATTTTTTGTTGCGATAATAAGTAAAGGTTTGTGGAGCTTAGCCGTTTTTTACTTATAAACTGTAGCTTGGCAAGGTGTTGAATACTCCGTTGAATAGCAGCTATTGATATTCCAGTTCGCTTTTTAATTGTGGCGTATCTTGGATAACATTTACCATCCTTCCTATCCATATAAGAAACCAAAGCAAAATAAACTAACTTGTCAATAGCACTCAGCCGCTTATCCGCTAAAACATTTAGATCGCCTACAAAATATAAACTCATATAACCACCCCCAGCATATAAAGCGATAAAAGAACCATAAAACCTAAGCTACAAAAAATAATAAAAAATATTTTATCCATTAAGCTACATCCTTCTTTCTACAAATTAGATTATGCCTATCCTGGAGCAGCTCCATTGCTTGAACCCAAGCCTCTGGCTTTAAATAAACTTCTTTTACATCTTTAGTGGGAGTGAGCTGCTTAATTCTAAAAGCAATAACTTCCCTTTTATCATTAACCTTATAAAAAATTAAAAAACTTGGTAAACCAGCTAATCTTGCCAAAGCCTCCGTTGTAGTAGTAGCTTTCCATTTCTGATTAACATCAAAAGTAGTTTCTGCAAGATACAAGGGAGCCTTACATTTTAAACAAATACCGCAGCTGTCGATGTCGATATATCCCAACTTATTGCTAAGGTTCCTGTGCCATTCAGAGTAAGGATCTCCTTTATCAAAGTAATTATTTCTTGCCATCTATCCTTATGTAGTTCTTTTCAAAATCTTTTATTTTTTCTTCAGCTTTAGTTAATTTAACTTGCAGCTCTCCATTTAATTCTTTGTGAGAACTGGTAATAGTTAGGATATTTGAATTTTCCTCAGCTAATCTCTCATTTTCTTTTTTAAGAGTTGCTATTTCATTTTCATACTTAGCAATCTTATTTATCATTAACTTATCCGCCTCTTTCTTAGCAGCTTCAGTTTGAGCTAATCCAGCATTTATCTTTTCTAATTCCCTATCTATAAAATCAGCCATAACAAATAAGCATTGGATCTCCCAAATACTCCTCCTTTAAATTATCATTTGATTTATGGTTATAATCACAACAACCAGCACTTAGAGCTTTTGGATATTTATTAACCCACTTCATATAAGTTTTACAAAATTTATCCCACTCAACCTTATAAATATCTATTGTTTGATTTTGTGTTTCTTTAGGAAATAAAATTACAGCTGCAACAATAAATAAAAATAAATATTTCATTTAAAAACAATCTCCGTTACTTCCTGTACCCAAGCTCCAGGAATTGTATTTAGATTTCCTACTTCAAGCGTTCCATCTTCATCAACGGAATAGTCGGCAAAGATTGTGATTTTTTCTCTCGTTCTGAGTAATTGATAACCTTTAGAATAACAGATAGCGGGTTTAAGTCGTATTGCTTTGGAGATTGGCATCCACTCATTGTTAGCAATGCAATCAAACCACCTAACTTCAACAAACGGGTAATCATCTATAGTTCCTGTTAGTTTTTTTTTCTTAACCATAAAAATCCGAAGGCTTAACTTTTCCTCTCGTTTTCTTTTTAATTAATTCCATATTGGATTTGCCTGGCATCCTCGTACCATTGGTCCACCTAAAAACTGTGCTTGCTGCTTTAACTCCTAAAAACTCTGCTAATCTTTGATGCGAGTAACCTTCTTTTTTTTGAAATTCCCTTAGCGTCATTGGCAACTCTTGTATGCAATAATGCCAACTTGTCAAAAGAACATTACTATAATGTTGTGAATAACCTTGTAAAAAAAAGCATTAAATACAACTTTAAATATAATTAAGAAATTTCTTGCAATATAATACCTATTGAATTACATTGCCATTATGTCAATAAGTAATAAAAAAATAAAGTTAGTAGAAAACTTACACTCCGAAAAGACTATGGCAAATTTATCTAAACTTTTAAAAGATAATGATATGTCTCAAGTTGAATTAGCAAAACAACTTGGAAGAGATAAAACAACTGTTAATAGATGGGTTAAAAATTCAAGAGAAGTAGCCTGGGATAATGCAGTTGAAATTTCAAAAGTTTTAAAGTGCCATCCAGTAGATATTATTGAAGGTGGTAAATCAGAAATAACTTTACAATATAAATGCAGCTGGAACGGAAGAGTTTGGCAGCTAAAAAAAGAAGATCAATATCAAATTCCTATTCCGTATGAATACAACCACAAAACAACTAAAGCTATTTTAATGGAGGCAAGAGGAACTCCATCAGATGGAGAGATTTGGTTATTTAATGTTAATGGATCTAAAAAATTTAATAAAAATGCCGTTGGTAAAATCTGTTTTATGCAAGGTAAAAAAATTAAACCTATTGTAGCTCAGCTACAACCTAACGGAGATGGAACTTTAAGAATTATAAACAGTTATACAAAAAAGAATATCTGTCAAAGTTTAGTAAATTTAAACCCATACGATTTGGATATAGCGGAACCAGTTAAAGTAAAATACGATCCAGAATAATAATCCTTACAACCTATAATATGTATTGTTGGCAACTATGTTGACAAAGTGCTTATTTCGTTTGCAATAAATTCCAAAATGTTTATCAATTGTTCTCTTGATTTGATTTATGGAATTAAAAGAAAATATTGTAGATAAAGAACTATCTGAATGGATCCAAGGGATCAAACCACTTCCAGATTGGGTTAAACTTTATAAACTTAATCATCACTCCCCTTCTCAAATAAATGCCGCAGATGATATGTGGGGATATAAATATTTATATCTTACTCAAGAAGAAAGAAGAAACTTACCTATTAATTCCAAGATGCACTCTGGCGTATGTATTGGAGATATGGGTCAATATGAAGTTGGAAATTATATTTGGAAGTTTGTTAAAGGAAAAGGTTTAGTTAAAACAGAAATTCCAAAAACTAAAAAAATATTTGAAAAAGTTTTAGATAAATTTGATGCTTATCAACCTAGCACAGATGAAGATAAATTATCCCACCAAGAGAATAAAAAAGGATTAGCTTTAACTTTCCACCAGTTAAAACAATCTTTAAAAGAAATAGGATTAAAAGATCCAATTGAGTGTGAGAGATCTGTAAGTTTGGAACTACCTGGCTGCCAGCTACCAGTTATTGGAAGAGTAGATTTTGAAGATGAAAACAATTTTGTTGAATTAAAAACCAAGTGGTACAAAAAGAATAGACCTAGAAAAGATGGTACTAGCTCCTACTCGGTTCCTAAAATTGAGGAAGGTTATATGGGTTGGAATGAACATATTTTACAAGTTGCTTTTTATTATTTAGCAACAAGAAAAAAACCTCATCTATTAGTTATTAATCCAGAAAGCTATAATATTTTTACTCCAGATAATTGCGAAGATTTAAAACCAGAAAATTTAAAAAAATTAATTAATAAAATGAGAGTTGTTTGTAAGCGTAGAGAAGAAATAATGGAACGACACTCTGGAAAAACTACTTGGGTAGAAGATATATTCCCAGACTTTGACCATTTCTTTTGGAAAGGAATGGGAGATCATTTAACAGCCGCTATGAGATTGTGGGGTCATGTATGAAAAAGAAAACAGATAGAAATTTAGTTTGGCATATCTATCATACGATCCTAGCTTTGTTATTAGCTGGCGTTTTAATTGTGGAGATAATTGAATTATGGATAAAATAAATATGTTGAATTGGCAGCAAATAGAGCTGCAAAATAAATTTGGAAAGAAAAGAACAAGGTTAAAACCTTTAGTATTGTTGGCTATTTTTTTTCTGTTAATAGTCTCCCTTTCAATCTTTCCGAATAAAGATAGCCAAGGTTTCAGTTCTGCGGCAGCTTTATCTGAGCCTTGGTTATCAAAAGGAGATAAATGGGTACTGTAGTAAACTTTCCACAAACATTGGAAAAACATTTAACAAAATTAAAAGCTAATGGTGGGATCTATGAATTTGAACCAGGTAAATTAGCAATTAAACATAAAGAAGTTGAACGATTAGCAAATGAGTATGGAATAGAAACTGATGTAGAATTAAATTATTGTGATCTTACTAAAGGTTGTGCAGTTGTTAAAGGTGTAGCAAAATATCAAGGTAAAAAGTTTATAACTTTAGGAGAAGTATCTCCAGCTAATAACCTATTTGCTTATCCAGTTGCAGTAGCTGAAAAGAGAGCTGCGGATAGAGCTATTCTTAAAGCTCTTAATATTCATGGAGATTTATATTCACAATCTGAACTACCACCAAAGCAAAGAAATGAAAACCAGGGGATTAAGTTAGAACACTCAGAATTTATTTTAGAGAGAATTAAACATGCAAGTCATCAAGCAAATTTAGAGCAGCTCCAAAGAGAGAATAAAGAATATCTTTCAGAGCTTGCTAAAAAAAATTCTATAAAAGCCAAAGAAATTATGGAGGCTTTTAAGAATAAAAATCAGCAATTAAAAGGAGGAAAATAATATGGCTGACTATAATAACAAACCAAAGGATCCAAATTGGGTTTGTACTTTTTCGTTAAAGAAAAATCCAAATAAAGATCCTAGCAAACCAGAAACTAAAAATAGACCAGACTTTGTTTTGGTTGATAGCGATAAGTTAAATAAGAAGGGAGAGCCTTTCAAAAAGAACTTTACTATCAATGGTTCCTGGTGCGAGGGATCTGGATATATCCAGGAAGATAAATCTCTTAAAATAACGATTAAGAAAACGGGTACTACTGATGCTGCTCAACCAGCTCAAGGTGGTGCTGATTTTATGGATCAATTTTAAAGGGGAAATATGAAGTATGGTTTAACTGAAAAACAATTAAAATTATTTAATTATATTAAATCATATATGAAAAAAAAACCTATCGCACCTTCTTACGATGAAATGAAGGTTGCGGTGGGTTTAAAATCCAAGTCTGGAATTGGAGCAATATTAAAACAATTAGAGGATAGAAAATGGATAACAAAACTGACGGGAAAACATCGCAGTATCCAAATAAACCGATAGATCTATCTCCAGATCCAAATACAAATACTTTAATTAGTAAAATCTT